GCACTCTCAGGGCCGAATGATCCAGTCCCACCACAGGGTCATCATCCTGCCGGGGGTAGGGCAGCTGGGCGCCATCGGAGACGCGGTAGAGGATGCGGGAGGTCATGGGATCGCGGCAGCAAGGGCGTTCATTAGCCCGGTGATTCGGGCGTCAAGAAGGGCAAGATTCAGGGATTCGCCGATGCTGTAAAACGAGAGGCGTGGATTGCAGGGAGTTGCTCCTGCACCATTAGCGAATACACCAATCGGCGCAGAAGCTGGAGTCTGTGACGGTACTGACGCTGTAATGTTTGCTCCACCGTTTCTGAGAGTTATGGATTCCGAGCTTGTGCGGACACCGCCAACAAAACCAGCGCTTCCCGACTGGGAAACCTCAGGAAAACTGCCCGATGATGCCGTGATGCGGGCAGAAAGGTTTGCAATTCGGATTATAGAAGTTCGCCCGATCACGTTTGCTGTTCCAATTAAGACATAGGTGTCGTTAGTTGCAGGCGTAGTCTGGTACGCCGCTATGTGCCTGTTTATAGGGTCATCCGTGTTATCTCGATTGGCACGTAAGTATTTTGTTGCGGCATCGCCAATTAGCCCCGTTTTTCTGTTGTAATCCAGGTTCACAAAATTAAAGTTCGTTGGCGCCGGGCCCACCAGCGGCACCAGCGCCCCGGCCAACGTGCGGGCACCGGCCAGGATGCAGCAGGCTTTTATCGCCGCCCAAATACCATCAGCCTTGCATCCAACAACAAACGCATTAATGGCATCTCGTACCGCCACCTCAAGCGCTTGCCCGTCCGCCGCCTCAACTGCCGTGATGTATGCCTGGGCGTCTGAATCATAACCAGACACCAGCAACGCGGAATTACCCCACCATTCCATGATCAGACCCTCCGCGATGGCAGCGCAACCTTTGCCCCGGCTCCTGCCGTGCTGCTGCCGATCTGGGTGCACAGGAACGCGACAGAGGATCCCTGGGCGATCAGTTGACCAGCGGCGACAAACGCAGCGGAAAACACCCCGGCGATTGCTGCCGTTGTGCTGTTCTGCTCTGTCGCATCAATCGTCGGCAACGTCGAAAATATCGACGTTCCGCCAACTCGAATGTCGAATTGCGCCACGCTGCCAGCTGGTGCAGCGTTCACCATCCACACCGGCAGGCTCGTCAGCGTCCGAGCCTCTGGCCACCAGGGCACCGTCAGCAGTGTTGAAACCGTGAGGTTGGCCGCCTCGCCGGTCAGCGGAATCACAATGCTGTCCTCGGCCGGTGCCGCCCCGATCTGCGCTGCCGTCGGCAGCTGGCCACCGAACACCCTCCAGTTGGCGCCATCCCACCAGACGATCGCCTGCGAGCTGCCGCCGCCGACCACCACGGCCCCGACAGCTGGCGCTAGGGCATCGGTCACCCTGGCAAACGTGCCGACCGCTGGCGATGCCGGCAGGGCCGCCACGGTGCTCGATGCGGCAAGTTCACCGGGGCTGCCGAGCCGAACGGTTCCAGTACCAGCGCCAGACAGGATCAGCGGGGCATTCTCAGCTGCAGTGCCCTGCCGTTCAACGCCAATCGCCACCTCTGTACTGGTGGCATTGACGGCAGCCCTGAGGAAGTTCGCGCTGTTCGTGAAGGTGCCGTAGATCCTGAGGGATTGGGGATTGGTCCCTCGGCGCATTCCCAGGGTGTCTGACGCATCTCGCCACAGCGAAATATCCTGCGCCGCCCAGCCATTTGCGTTAGACGACCACCCAAACGATGCAGCCGCCGCCAGTCCTACGAAGTTACTGGTAACACCGAGAGTGTGAGTGCTGCCATATCGAACCGACCACGAGAAATTGTCCGGGGTGGTCAGCTGGACCGCCCCATTTCGCATCGTGATATTGCCCAGATAGTCAACCGCAAATGCCCTCGTTCCATTCACCTGCGCATCGAACAGGTTCCCTAGGAATCCAGGAGGTGCATTAACCCCCCATCCGGTGCCGAACGTGGACCATGCCGTGCTCGACGTGCCCGCCGGCTCGATCAGCACATGCGGTTTGGTGGTGGTCGAGGTCCCGCCGGTGAACCAGGCTCCCGTGGCGCTCAACGGCGGCAGCGATGCCGCGGCGTTGGCGGTCGCCACCAGCCGGGCCAGCGACACCGCACCCGTGGCACCGTCCACTGAGCTGGAGGGCACCCCGGCGAACGCGCCGGAGCTGTTCCACTGCAGCTGGCCGCTGGTGCCCGCGGCGCCTTGCACCGCGGAATCCGCCTTCGCCCCCTGCGCCGCCGTGGCGTAGGCGCTGGCATCCGTCGCCGCAGCCGTGCCCAGCGTCGGCCGGCCGCTCAGATCGCCATAGCCCCCGCTGGTGGCCACGGCTGCCAGCCCGCCGATGTCCCCTGCCGACAGGGTGACATTTCCGTACCTCCCCGCCACTGACTGCACCGGCGCCGCGGCGGCAGCCTCTGCGGCCGTCGTGTACTGCGAGTGCGGATCTACCGCCGCCGCGTGCGCCGCCACGGCAGCTGCAGCGGATCCGGCCGCATCGGCCCCCACATCTGCCGGGTCCAGAACCACATCGTGCCACAGGCCATCAGTGGACCACGCCAACACCGGACGGGGGGCGCCGGCAGAGGGCGCAGGACCAGTGATCAGTACGTCATGCAGCTCGTTTAGTTCCTGCCCGTTTATGACATTGATGTATAAAATTCCTGCAGTCCCCGGCGCCTGCTTGATGCAAAACCCCATAAATACACCATGCGCCGGCTGCGTCGGCCGCGTGCTGGTAAGCTGCCCCGCTACTTCGCTCAACCAGATCGCAGCGCCTTCGGTCAGCGTCGAGGTGTTGACACCAGCGAGAATGCCATGGGTTCGCACTTGGCAGTCGTTGTTATCGGCCACCGTCGCCACGATCAGCCCAAGCGTATTGGCTGCAGTTATTTCGCTCGACGCATCTGCTGCGGCGACTGTTGGCCTTGTACCAGAGCTGCCGGTCTCATAGACCGGCGTGCCGATCGTCAAGACTGCGCCTGAATTGTTCCGGCAATCAACATCAGAAGGAATTGCCTGACCGGGCTGCAACGCCGAGGCGATCAACGCCTTCTCTGCAGCGCTCAATAGACCTGGATGGGTTAAATCCGCCAGCGGCAGGGTTTCATCGGCCCCGGTGCTGCTGCTGAGAATCCGCGTGGCCGGGTCGTAGGCCAGGTCGGTGGCGGCTGCGCTGAGGGTGCCGCCAGAGATCGACAGGCCGGCGCCTACCGCGATCGCCCCTCCGGCCCCGGTGCCGCTCTCCCTGCCGATCACAGCAGGGCCAGTGATCGAGACCGCCTCGCCAGGAGGGCCGGGGATGCCGGGAATCAGGACCTCAACGATGCTCATGGCTCGTCCCTCGAAACGCGAATGACCGCCACGGCGCCGCCAGCGATCACGTAGTAGGAATCACCGACCGGTGGGAACAGGTGCAGGTCATGCACCGCCCGGCCGGCCCTGGTGGGTATCGCCAGCGTCTGCTCTGGCGTCAGGCGACCCCTGATCTGCCCGTCCTCTCGATCGGGCCAATCGACGGCCACCTCCGCAAACTTCCGGCGACGCTTCGGGTCCCAGATTTCCCAGTTGGCGCGATAGCCCGTCAGGATGATCGGGTCGTTCGGCTCCACCTCGGACTTCAGCCGCAGGTGCAGCTCAGCCGGGGCGCCCTGCTGGATCTCGAATGCGAGCGTTTCGGGCGTCACTGGCAGCGCTGCGATGCCTCAGTTTTCCGCCGCCCACGCCTCATCCGTCTCCGGCGTGGCGGGGTCGTCAGCGCGGAACCGGCCGCTCTTCACCCGCGCGCGTTTCGGGGGCTCGGCGGGCTTCGCCTGGTGGCCCAGGGCGGCTTCCATCTCTTCAACGGTGACGCCAACCGGCAGGGCATAGCTGGCCATGGGATGCCTCAAAAATGGTGAAGGGGCCCCGAAGGGCCCCAGGGATCAGGACGCGTAGTCCAGGAAGATGGTGTTGACACCAGCCGGCGCATCACCAGCAGTGCCGGCGGTGGCGCGAATCGCCATCACCCGAACATCGCCGGTGACGCTGCCAGCAACCCGAGCCAGCTCCCGGACATTGACGCCGGTAAGGGCAATCTCTTGGTATCCGGGCTTCAGGCTGATCACAGCCGCGGCGGCGTAGGTCGCGGGGACCGTGGAGCCAACCGGGACGTGCGCCACCTCGATGGTGTACTTACCGGCGGCGCTGGCGTTGCCGTAGACAATGATCTTGAACACATCCTGGGCGTCCAGGCGGGTGCTCAGGATCCGGGCTGCGCCGGTGCGGGTTTCAGCGGGACGGCCAAGGGTACCGGCGAGCACGGAGCCTACCAGTACGGTGTTGGCGTCAATGGTTACGCCCCTGCGGGGCAGGAGGCCAGTAGAGCGAGCCATGGGAACTCAGCGAAGGGGTAAACGAATCAGGCAGTAATCGCGGCATCGGTGATGCCATAGGCACGGGCAGCGCTGCGACCGTTGTAAATCGCCATGCCGGCATACCAATGAAGCCGGGTGCGATCGACAGGGGCGTCATCAACGAGTCCGAGCTGCTCCACTGCGGGACCGAAGTTCCCCAGCACGCGGCCCTGGATTCCGGTGGTGAGCATGTCGCCGAAGGCCACGCAGTACACAGAGGTGGTGCTGCTGGGCTCGCTAAAGCCGATGATCGGCTGGTTCTCGGCGTTGGTGTCGGTCGTGATGATCGGGATGTCGCCGTATTGCTCGACCCGGCGGCCGAACTGGTCTTGCGTGTAGTTGATGAATCCGCCCACGCCAGTGGCGCGACTGGCGGCCGTCAACCGGCGCCGCATCTTCTTGTTCATGATGAGGACCTTCTGGCCGCCGCTGGCGTCGACCTGATCGATCAGCTCATCGAGAAGGCCCAGCGAAAGCGCCGCGGTGTTGGCGTTGATAGCCTGCGAGCTGCCAACGTTGATCCGGGTCTTGAGGCCATCAAACGAACGAGGGTTATTCGCTTCGGCTCCGTTGATGAAGTTGTCGACGAACATGAAGCGCATCGCCCTGGCGTGCATGGCGATCTGATCGGCCTTGGCGCGATCGCCCTCCAGGTCGAGAATGGCCTGGTCAACGTTCACCACGCCCAGCAGGAAGCGAAGGCGCTCATACTGGGGATTGAGCACCCCGTAAGACGCATCAACGGTTTCGTTGATGCCCCGGAAAGCAACGGACGGATAGTCGCCTTCGACGTGATAGCTGACGCCAGACCCTTCGATGTCTTGGAAGGGGATGATGGACATCAGCGGATCGTCCGCAAGCTCGCGGACGACAAATAGACGGTCAGGCTCGCGGAAGGTTTTGGCGGCCTCCGGAAGGGTCAGGCCCATTGGAAGAAAAAGGGGAAAG